CAAAAATGATGCCTATGCTCGACACAATGCAGGCAACAATCAAACAACTTAAAGCAAAACAAGCATTTAGATTAGCTCTTTTGAATCAGCTATTAGAGCAGATTACAGAAAAAGACTAAATACAATATCATTAACAACTTAAAGGAAACTAACAAATGAAACTCTCTCAGCTAACAGCAAAACCCCAACTAATTGAAGTCTCACTAGATGACGAAGATACCATTAAGGAATTCGGTGAAGCAATCACCTTTCACACATGGGACCGTCAGCCTATGGACGTGTTCATGAAATTAGCCAATACAACATCTGCCGATACGATGAATATCATTAATGTTGTAAAGACACTAATTCTAGACGAAACAGGCAAAGAAATCTTGACTAAAGAAGTTATGTTGCCAACTCACGTATTGATGAAAGCAATTGGTAAGGTGACTGAACTATTGGGAAAGTAACAGCAGACAGTATTGATCCTAAGTCTGAAAAGATGGCATTGATACTGACTATTGATTCATTGGGAAAGCGTTATGGAATGCTTCCCAGTGAAGTGTTGGAAAGGTCAAATACGTTTGATTTGTATATTATGGATGCGGCATTGAGTTTTGAAAATTATCATCATAAGAAAGCTATGAATAATGGACAAGAACCAGTACCAGAATATTCACAAGAACAACTTCAAGCCATGCTTTATAAGAAGGAACAGTAATGTCTGTTACACTAACCGTCGATAAGATAACTGCCTCGCTGAAACGCATTCAGCGAAAGTTACATGAATTGCCTAAAGAGGCATACAAAGAATTCAAAGATGTTACGCCTATCAAAACTGGTAATGCTAGAAGCAAAACTAAGTTGAAGGGCAAAACAATTGAAGCAAATTATCCATACGCACAGGTATTGGATAAAGGTCGTCACATGACTAGTCGTGGTATGCGTGGTAGTGAACAAGCACCAGAGGGTATGACTAAACCAACAGAAGCGTTTGTAAAGAAACGTGTACAACAAATATTAAAGGCAAAGTAACATGGCAGATTTAAGTTACACCGTTGACGTAAACACCACCCCTGCTCAACGAAACATTGATAATCTTAACAAGAGTATACAAAAATTAGAAGCTACATTTGGTAATTTAAAACAAATGGTTGCTGGATTTGTGCTTGGCAATTTAGTTAACAGCACATTACAAATGGCTGACGCTGTTTCAGATTTGTCTAAAGCTACCGGCATAGCAACAGCACAGATTTTAGGTTTTAGTACCGCAGTAAAAGAAAACGGTGGCGATAGCGAAGGCGCACGTAGAGCAATCGAAAAGTTCGCACTGAGTTTAGAAGAAGCTCGTAATGGATCCAAAGAAGCTCAAGACGCACTACAAGCCGCAGGTCTTTCACTAAAAGAAATCAGTAATCTAGATGCTAATACTGCATTCAATTCCTATGTAAAAGGCTTAGGTAAAATCGAAGGTGAAACAGCACGATTAGCTAATGCTAACTCAGTCCTAGGTAAAGGAATGCGTACTGTTGACTTTGAAGGTGTAGCATCAGCAGTAGACCAGTATACAATAAACAGTGCTAAGGCGGCAATTGAAGCTGAAAAAGTTGGCGAGATGGTCGACAACATGGACAAAGCATTTGGTCAATTGCAAAAAGTATTGTTGACTGTATTGCAACCTGTTGCCGATTTTATCAATTGGTTAAGTGAAGGTGGTAAGGCGGCAACTGCATTCTTAGATGTTATATTAGCAGTTGGTTTAGTATTTGCTGGTGGTTGGATTGGTGCCGGTATCAAAGCATTAGTAACGTTTGCTTCATGGCTAACATCTACTGCAACAGGATTAACTGTATTTGGTACTCTTATCGGTGCAACTGCAACAAAAATAGCAGATTTCTTTGGTGTTATTGATCTAGACAAATTACGTGAATGGGTAGGATTGCAAACTAATGCCGCTAAAAAAGCAGAAGAACAAGCGGCCGCAGAACAAAAACTAAAAGACGAATATGAAAAGGCTCGCAAAGAAGCCGAAGCAAAAGAATTACAAATTAAAAAAGCTAGTGCCGCAGTAGAACTTGCCGCACAAAAGCAAATTGATGCTACTAAGAAATCTATAGATCAATACAATACTCAGTTTGACATGAACACTAAGTTGATGGGCCAAACTGAGGAACAAAAACTTTCTGTAACTACATTATACGATTTACAACAGCGTAAAATTGCGGCGTTATTACCATTACAAGAAAAATTACGTGAACTTCAAGCTATCCCAGTAGCGGCACGTGGTGCAACAGACAAAGCTGAAATTGCCGCTACTCAAAACGCAATTGCTAGCATTACTAAACAATATGATGACCAAGTACCAGTAGTTAAACAATTACTAGGTGATCGTATTAAGCAAATGATGGTAGAACGTGATTTGGCCTACAATGCTGATTTAATGACCAAAGCATATGAACGTCAATTGACATTGGCTGATCAGTTGCGTAGTGCTAATGATAAGATGGTAGATGTTAAGTTTGAGACTGCTCAGATGAAACGTAGTCCATTAGAAAAACAATTTGCTCAGATTCAAGAAGACGCACGTAAGGCCGCATTAGAAGCAGGTCGTGCATTCAGTGCTGGATTCGAAGATATGGATCTTACTTCTGATCAAGCTCAAGAATTGGCAAATGGTCTAGATCAAATTGCTCAAAAATACAAAGCAATTGCTGATGCACAAAGTGCGAATTTGGCCGCTAGTCGTTCGTTCAGTCAAGGCTGGAAAGAAGCATTTGATAGTTATATGGACAATGCAACAAATGCCGCTACACGTGCTAGTGAAGTGTTTGGTTCAATCACAAATAATATGAACAGTGCTATCGATAACTTTGTTGACACAGGCAAATTTAAGTTTAGTGATTTGGCTTCTAGTATCATCAAAGATTTGTTGAAGATTGAACTTAAAGCGCAAGCAAGCATGATCATGAAATCTATGGGTGGTCTTGGTGGTATCTTTAGTGGCATCGGAAGTATCTTTGGATTCGCTGAAGGTGGTCAACCTCCAATCAACAAACCAAGTATTGTTGGTGAACAAGGCCCTGAATTGTTCATACCAAAGACAGCAGGCACTGTTATACCTAACGATAAGATGGGCATGGGTGGCACTACTAACGTAACTAACATTACAAACAACGTATCAGCGATTGATGCTAAGAGTGTTGCTCAGTTCTTTGCTGAGAACCGCAGAACATTGCTAGGTACAGTTCAATTAGCACAAAAAGAAATGCCATATGGCAATAGATAAGGAATAAGAAATGGCTGTAGGTTTACAAAATATTATCGATGGCGCTCAGGGTCTAAACATTGATCGCCGTAAAGTCGTTGGCATTCAATATACACGAAACGAAATTCCTCGTGTAAGTCAGACACCAACAAAGAATCCATGGAAGTTTACATTGGATATGCCTAGCAATTTACGTTACAGTGAAGCTAGAGCCCTAATGGAAGCATTAGATAGAATCGACCGTATTACTCCACAAGTAATTACATTCGGTAACAATCCTGCGTTTAGTTGGATGTTTGCGTATCAAGGTAGTATGAATGCTACTCAAATTAATAATCTAATTGTTAACAGTTATGTTGATGACCAAATAACATTAAGTGGCTTGCCAGCAGTTGGTTCTGCGGTAGTCTTGTTTAAGCCAAACGACTTGATTCAGATTGATACGTTTCCATATCCATTCACCGTTGTCAATCAAGTTACACGTGGTAGTGGTTCTACTGTGACATTTACAGTCAGTCGTCCTAACATCATAAGTAGTAGTGTAACAGGTTACGGTATCACTGTTGGTAATGAATGTCAGTTCAATATGTTTTGTCCTAACATGCCAACGTACAAACTGACAGTTGGTGGTGCTACTCGATCTGGATCTACAGTAACAAATAACGCCCTACTCGAATGGTCAGATAACTTTCTACTATACGAATACGTAGGATCAGCATAAGGAACAAATTATGGATAATATCCCAGCAGTAGCGAATAATAAAACGTTAGTAAATTCAGCAGAATTCGTTAAACTAACAATTTACAATGATGTAGCTAATACATCAGATGTTAGTGTATACACATTCAGTTCAGCATACGCTAACGAAACAATCGACGGTACCGTCTATCTAGCAATGGGTGGACTACTTGGTGTTGGTATTCAACAACGTGACATTCGTGTTACATCAGCAGATACTTCAATCATCTTGAGTGGAATTCCAGTTGATGGCTCAAACAACATGGAAGTTGTCCTAAACACAAACATTCGCGGTAGTAAAGTAGAAATCACTCGTGGATTCTACAACAACAGTTACGCACTAACAAGTAACGCACACCGTTTTACAGGTATTGTTACAAGTTATAATATCACAGAAGACCGTAGCGACAACAACGATACATTCACTATCACATTGAATGCATCGAGTTACAAGACTGTACTAGAGAATCGAATCGCAGGTCGTAAAACAAACAGCGAAAGTTGGAAAGTATACTATCCGCTAGATACGTCAATGGACAAAGTATATTCATTGGCCGATCAACACTTTGACTTTGGTATGAAACCAAGTACAACTGCAACAACTGCAAGTACAGCAACAATCGAAGCAATGACTGCTACACAAACGAATTCAGGATATCAGTCATGAAGATTCGTCACGCAACAAAGTATGATGCTAACCAAATTATCGAAATGCTTTGGCATTATCATGATTCAGGTACAATCGAAGGTCTTGATGTGCCAGATGAAAGTACAGCATTACACATACTAACTATGATTTTAGCAGGAGCAGGTGTTGCTCTTGTTGCCGAAAAGGACGATGGTCTTGTTGGTATGTTGCTTGCGTTTAAAGCCCCATTCTTATGGGATCATTCAAAATATACAATGAACGAAATCGCATACTGGGTCGAACCTGAGCATCGTGGTGGCACAGCAGGTTATCGTTTACTAGCACAATATGTAAAAGAATGTGATGAACTAAAAGACAGTGGTCACATAACAAATTATACAATGAGTCAGATGGATGGTCAAACATTGAACTATTCACGCTTTGGACTTAAACCAATCGAAACAACATGGAGTAATTAATAGATGCCAGTTTTTACAGCAATAGCCGCAGGCGTTACCGCAGTAGCAGGAGCAATTGGCTTCAGTGCCGCGACAGCCGCAACAATCGGCGCAGTAGGTGCGTTTGCCGCACGAACAATGTTAACAATTGGTATCAGTAAACTAATTGCTAAACGTAACACAGACACAGGAGCTCCTGGCGCAAGTAATTCAGGTGCACGTGTACAACTTCCACCAGCAACTAACAACAAACTTCCAGTAGTATATGGTAGTGCATTCGTTGCTCCTACCATTACTGACGCCATTATTAGCACAGACCAAACAACCATGTGGTATGTTTGTGCCCTAAGTGAAGTTACAGACAACGGCACTATTTCATTTGGTGATGTTTACTATGATGGTCAATTTGTAACATTCGCTGGTAGTTCAGGTAATGCCGCCAACGAAGTGGCAAGTTTAACTAACAACGCTCAACCTCCGCAGACTGACACAAAGATTGCCGGGAATATGAACATTTACTTCTTTACAGATGGTTCAAGTAGCGGTATCAATACAAATGGACAGACTGCAATTCAGATTCTATCAGATGCAAGTATTCCAGTTTACAGTCGTTGGGATGTTAATAAGTTAATGAGCAAGACTGCGTTCTGTATTGTTAAATTGAAATACAACCAAGACGCAGGTACTACTAACTTAGGTCAATTAAGCATTCAAGTACAAAACAGTTTAAACAAGCCAGGCAGTGTCATTCAAGATTACTTGACAAACACACGTTATGGTTGTGCTGTGCCTGTTGAAAACATTGATACTGCAAGTCTATCAGCCCTGAATACGTACAGTGATGAATTGATTACGTTTATTCCGACCACTGGTGGTACAGCAACACAACCACGTTATCGCATCAACGGTCCTGTTAACACAGGTCAAAACTGTTTGACAAACTTACAAGACTTGACTGACGCATGTGATTCATGGTTACAATACAGTGAATTAACTGGCAAGTGGAAAGTTGTTATTAACCAAAGTTATGAAGACTATACAACAATTGATAATTTGTTCTTGGTCGATAGTTCAAACTTAATTGGTGGTATTGATATTAACCCAATTGATTTGAACCAAACATACAATAGTCTTGAAGTTCAATATCCAGACGCAAACATCAAAGACCAAACAAACTTTAAAGTATTCAAGTTGATTGATTATGTTCCTGATGTAATGAGTCCTAACGAAGCTGATAACCAGTTAGTTGCTGGATATCCACAAGTTAACAACTATATTCAGGCCGCATATCTTGGTGAGCGCAGATTGCTACAAAGTCGTGAAGACTTGGTGATTAGTTGTGCGTTAGATTACAGCGGTATTCAATTGACTGCTGGTGATGTTATTCGTGTTAAACTTGAACAATATGGTTGGGATGTTTTAAACGGTGGCAAAGGTAAGTTATTCCGTGTCTCACAAGTACAAGAAACTAAATCTGATGATGGTTTCTTAGGTGCTCGTATTTCAGCGTTTGAATATAATAACACAATCTATGCTGATAACCCACTAGAAGACTTTATCCCAGAAGCAAACTCGGGTTTAACTAACCCACGCTTGCTTGATACTCCTGGCACACCTATCATTTCAACTAACCCATTGTCAGCAGGTACAGTTGCTAGTTTCCATGTGGTAAGTACAACACCATCAATTGGCTCAACAATCTACATGGATTTTAACTATGGCACTAGCACAGACACATCAACACATAAACTGTATAAAACTGTACAAACTAGCGATGGATTACCATTTACTAACGGTGATGCCATATCAATTGATGTAGCAGATTTGCCGCCAGCAACTTATTACTGGTCAACTACAGCACGTACAGATTCAACCGGCTACCGTAGTAATTGTTCGGCAAGTTATGTTTGGTCAGGTCCGAACGTTACGCAATACAACCAATCAACTGGTTTAGGTGGACTGAATTGGTCCAACATGGGTAAAGATGCCGCAGGTGCTATGGTAATTACTACATATGACGTTCCTGGAACTGGTGCACCTGTTTTGGTGTCATCTACTAACTCACGCAACGTGCCGTTAATATATCCTGGTGTTACTGTTTTACCAACACAATTATTTCCATATGCTCAAGGAACAGCAGTAGATACCTACCCTCCACAGGGTTACACTGCTAATAGTACAGGTGCATGGACTCCAAATGATTGTGCAATTGAATATATTGACATATCAACAGATGGATATGATGGTTGGAGACGAATCATCACATCAAATCTTACTTCCGTTACTTGGACAACAAACGAAGTATTGCTTACTCAGTGTCAATTGAATTTCTATTCAGACACAGCTAATACATTGTACCAATTAGTGCCATATGTTCGTTTTAGTAATCAAAGTCAATATGCGGCACTACAAACACAATATATGTCATCGTATGTAATACCAGCGGTATTTCCATATACCTTCACTGCAACGCCTGTGTATAACGGTCAAGCCGCGGCAGAAGTTATTGAAACTGGATATTACATTCGAAACTTAACAGTAGGATCAAATCTAACATGTTTCGCTGGAACATTTAGTACAAGACAAGCATTCCCGTATGCCGGATCGGTGCTTTAATATAAAAACAATAAATACAATATAAGGAACAAACAAAATGAGTTTACTTTTAAACGGCGCCAAAACGCTAACAATAGCCGGAACACCAATGTCATGTATTGAAATCTATACAGGCGAATCATACACATTACCATTCAGTTTTACTGATTCAACTGGTAACGCAATCGATTGTACTGGATGGACTTTAAACACTAGCGCAAAGTTTTACGTTGCAGATAATGTTGATTACAACATAACAGATACCGAAGTTACTATTGGAAATCTTACTTTAAATAGTCCTCAGCCTAGTACTGGCGTTGGTACATACAGTGCCAACTTGACAGCAACGTTTACAACTGCTAGTTCGGGGATTGGATATTTGTATGTTCCTGCTAACTTAACAGGTGGTACCGGTACTCCTAACCCAACACCAACAATTACATTAGCAAATAGTACTGCTAATACAAACATTGTTGTAATTACAATGACTGTTACTAGAACAGATACATTAAGCAGTAAAGTCAACACGACTAAAGAACCAATTGGTATGATTGTGAGATATCAATAATGTCTGATATAAATTTAGATTTTGTTGTTAGTAATAACAATATTAACTTTGGGGTTGAATCTAATGATATTACATTTACTCCCACTGACGTACAATTAAACATGTACTTAGGTGGGATAGGCGTTCCTGGCGGATCCGCAGGTCAGATCCAATATAATGCAGGAGACGTTCTATCAGGATCAGCCAATTTAACATATGATTCAACGACTGGAATTACAACTATAGCACAGGCTAATTTAGGCTCTGTTTCCAACGTGACTATTACCGGTGGTTCAGCGAATTATGCTTTGATTACAGATGGTTCAGGCAACTTATCTTGGGGTCAAGTAGCAAACGCACAAATTGCCAACTATGCAAACTATGCTGGCAATGTAACTATTTCATCTCAGCCAAATATTACTAGTTTAGGCACACTTACAGGATTGAACGTTGCTGGTACTAGCAATCTTGGTCCAGTCGGAAACGTAGTTATTTCTGGTGGCACTGCTGGTTATGTATTGTCTACTGATGGTTATGGATCACTGAGTTGGTTAGCACAATCGGGTGGTTCTGGCAACGGCGTACCTGGCGGCAACGTTTATTCAGTTCAATATAACTTAGGTAATGGATCATTTGGTGGCGCAACCAACATGACCTATAACACTACAACTAACTTGATTAGTGTTCAGGCATTGGCAGAAAAAGCGACATTAAGTGCAACGCCAGCAACAAGCACAATTAATTATGACATATTGAGTCAAGCAATTGTGTACAATACGGCAAATGCAAGTAGTAATTTTACATTGAACATTCGTGGTAATTCAAGTATTACATTGAACAATACAATTGCTACAGGACAAAGTGTGACATGTACGTTTATTAATACCAACGGCTCTACTGGTTACTATGCTAACGTAATTAAAGTTGATGGTACTACAGTAACTCCATTATGGTTTGATGGAGTTAGTCCTACTATTGGTACTGTAAATGGCAAAGATGTATATACATTCAACATTATTAAAACTGCCGCAAACACATTTACTGTAATTGGAAGTGTAGGGAGTTTTTACTAATGCCAATTATAAACTCATTAGGAACACTTACGTATCCTAAGATTTATTATTATTCATTGCCTTCTGGCTCATGGATTAATTTATTAATGGATAATACCAATGCATTAAAGAATTTTCCAATTCCAGCTAACATTAATGTACCAGCAACTACAATGTTTGTAGATAATGCTTACAATACATATGTAACATCATTTACAATTCCCGCACAGGCGGCAGGAAGAACTTACACATATGCTAGTACTTTTAACAGTGGTGGTACTAATACATATTACAAATACTTTACAAATGCAACTGGCGTAGAATTATTAGGTATACAACTTGATTCATCTGGTAATACATACGTGGTTGGTGTCGTTACTAGAGTAGTTGGTAGTAATAATTATCCTTCAGTATATGTTGTAAAATTTGATTCTACCGGTACCATTCAATGGGAAAATCAATATTACACAAGTTTGAATAACGACACTGGCTTAGGATTTGAGCTAGATTCAAATAATGATTTATATATAATTGGTTCTGGATTTGTAAGTGGGGGAAGAAGAACTGGTGAGTTATTAAAAATTAGCGGCTCAACTGGTTTAGTTACATGGGCTAAAAATATATCAAGATCAGTAAGTGTTGGTATTTTAGATAGCGCAATGGATTCTAACAATAATACATATTTGGTATTAAAAGATAGTAGTGCTACTCCAATATATGCTATTCAAAAAATAAATTCATCTGGTACGTCAATATGGCAAAAAAATATTAATACACCAATTACAAGTATTTGTACTGTTGGTAATAATATTGCTGTATCAACTATTATTGGTATTATTGTATTAGATAGTAATGGAACTATAATAGCGCAAAAAGCAGGGTTATCGTTATCTGGGGCCACGGATTCTAGAATTTGTTCTGATAGTTCTAATAACTTATACATCATCAGCGTTGGCAATGACACAATAAGTGCCACTCCATATTATACTGCAATAACTGCATTTAATAGTTCATATAATACGGTATGGTCTAATAAACTTGTTATGAATGGCGCAGATGCTATTCCAACATTAACTGATATATTACCTAATGGCGCAGGAAACATTAATTTGACATTTGCATTAGGTCAATATAATGCTCCAAATTATTCAATGTGGGTTTATAATGTGCCATCTGATGGTACTATTCCTAAGAATGGATCTTATACAGTTGGTTCGTATTCAATAGCATATCAATCATCGTCAATTATTAACACAACTACATCATATACAAGTATTACTGGCAGTGATTTTACAATCGATCCTGCAACATTTACTAGACAAACGGCATCATTAACTAATGGTGATGGTTCTAATTTCTGGACTACAACTTTAATATAAAAACATAAATACTATATCACATCACGAAAGAGAGCGAGGTAGTTCTCTTTCGTCACAATGCGAGACAGCAAAGGAGTCTATATGGCAAAA